GTTGGAATTAGAACTCTAATCCCTGGCGACAACTGAAATGCATCAATGGATGTGGAAACACCCTTTACTGCTACATCAAGTTGCTTATTCCAAGAGTTGTAAGCCTTAAGCATATCACCTTTTTTGAAACATGCTTTAATATCGAAACAGGCTGAGCCTTTTGTTGCATACTCTGGGAGTTCTGCATTTTCATTCATTCTATAAATATTCATTTCACTTCTTTCCGATGTTATACTTAGCTTCCAAAGTCCAATTGCTTTTCTCTTTGTGAGATAAGATTTTAATTTGATTTAGTTGAGCTACTGGGTCTTGAGCCTTTTCTGTTTGTATAACAGAAACTAATCCCCACTCCTCTAAAAGATTAACGATTGTATTTCTTCTTGATGCGTCTTCTTCAATAAAGGTATCTGTCTTGCCATCTAAGATGAACAGTTCCTTAAAGTGTAGTATAGCATACCTACCTTGTTTATGCAAGATGTGACAAGTCTGATATAACTTTTTTTCTTTTCTTGATGAAATGCCAATTCGAGTGAGAGTTTCTTTTACCTTTAGGAAACTATCTGGTGTTGGAAGAGCAATCTCAATTCCTACGCCTTTAAATAAATCTTCTGAGTTCATAATCCAAAGCACCTTTTTTTATTATTATTATGTTATGCTGATCGTCAATACTTTGACCATCGGATATATTTATCTAAATTGGCTTTTCTCTAACCCCCTGTCTGTAGTTTGGCGTGTACCTCTACCATTTGATCAGGACTTAGTGCTTTCTGGTGCATTTTAGCGACTGTGCGATTGCATTGATACACTTCTTGTAGGGCATCCAAGTCTTTATCAACATCTGACTTTAACCACTTAGAGAAACGTTTTCGTTTACGCAAAGCACCACGATAGTAGTCGAATTGAGCGCCATTGAATAGATGAGGGCGTTGGTTCATTTCATTTGCGTGAAGAATTGTATCTTCAAAGTTAGCGAAGCCACGATTAACAATATAAGCCGTATACAGCTTCTCAGCTTGTTCTGGCACTTGATGATTATTAATGAGATCATCCTTAGAGAACGAAGCCGCATTAATAAAATCAAAGGGTGTTATTTCTTTCTGCAATTGTATTCTCCAAATCTTTTAGCATATCATTAAACGGTATAACACAGGTTGCGCAAAGTTTCAAGTCTAATTTGCCATCCTGTGTATCGACATTAACTGTGTTGATGTCTTTCTTTGATATTCTCTTATTACATTCCCAACATATCACTTTGCTGAATAATGCATCAGCCCACTTACCCATTTTCCCTGTCTTTCATGTACTGCGCGAAACGAGCCGCCCTATCAGGTTGCTCTTCGCGTGGTTTATCTTTGACAAAAATTGTTTTGAAAACAGGTTGTACTGGTTGGATAGTTGTGCCTTTGATTTTCATTTGTAATCGGCTTCCATCATAACTTCAGACATGAATGCCACCATGTTGATTTCTAGGTCAGCACAACGTGTAGCCTTGTCCATGTAATCAGCAATAGTTACAACAAATCCTGGTAGACTGCGTAGTTCTACTTTCTCTTGTGCCATATCATAGATACGACGAAACATTTCATTCATGTCTTGATCAGAGTTCTTGGCAACCCACTTACGTAGATTAGACCAGTCTTTTACTTTCAACATACGGAATGCTTCTTCAAGAGACTCTTGCTTGAGATTAACAAAGATACCTTCGTCAATACTACCAGAAGCCGCATATGATTGTAGCTCAGTCAATACTCGACGGAAATCAGGGAAATGCTGTTCTACAACCTTAGCAACAACTTTATTGTCGAACTTAACGTTTTCTTGTTCTAAGATAGCCAGAACACGTTTGTAGAATAAAGCCGCAAGTTTGGGTTTGTCAGCGCTTTCAATCGTAAAGTCGATAGCCGACAAACGTGAACGCAGTGGCGCAATGATGCGGTTTTTGAAATTACAGGTGAAGATGAAACCACAGTTAGAAGAATATTCTTCAATGAAATTCCGTAATGCTGGTTGAACGGCATTGGCATTAAGATAGTCTGCTTCGTCAAAGATAACATACTTGCGACCACCACTAAGGGATACAGCAGATGCATATGTCGAAATGTCATACCGTAGTGTGTCAATGTTTACGTTCAAAGAGCCATTCTTGACGATATAGTCACAACCCATTTCGTCTAGCATGGCTTTGGCGACAGTTGTTTTACCAACACCTGGGCCACCAGTCAGTAGAAGATTTGGTACGCTGTCATCGTTGATAAATTGCTGGAAGGTTGCCTTTAGCTTTGGGCTAAGGATCGTATCTTCGATTCGTTGTGGTCTATACTTTTCTACCCACAACACTTCGTTTGTCTTTGCATCAATTGTCATATCATCACCATTTCATCATATAAAAATAAGGTGTAGGTTTATAGCGAGAGCCTACATCGCTTAGTCTTAGTTAGATACTTTGTCAGCCAATGGAGCATCAGCAGGAATGTCTGCTGGGGCTTCTGGTGGCATACCACCCTCTGGTGCTTCACCTTGTGGTGCATTTTGCTGTAGGAACGTCTCTAGCTTGTTGCGTAGCATGCCAATGCCTGCTAGTTCACGTCCTTCAATGCCACCACGGCGGCTTACAACGTCAATTAGTTGTACCACAGTTGCAATATCTTGCAATGAGATTGATACAGGCTCCTGTTGTTGTTCTTGTTCGCTCATATTCTTTATCCTTTCCGATAAGTTGATTTGGTATCGATTGCCACATAGTATGTAGCATCTGGGCTTTTAAACTCAGAAATGCCTTTTGCGCATAGAGTTACGCTATAGTCTTGAGGCAATAGCTTAAGGTTATCTGTCTTGATAATAACCTTAAAGGTATCATTGGTGCTACCAATTTCAATACCATAATCATCAGCCCCAGTATCGGTACTGCTGATTGCCTTGAGGTAAATCTTACCTTCCTCACCGACAAATGCCACTTCTTGGAATTGAAGTACACCTGCCGCTTTGATTACTGATTGAAGATCGTTCCATGTAACATTCACTTCAACATCTTTAGTCGGCAATTCAATCTCCTTGGTAGGAGCCGCATGAATCATAGAGATGTCTGCAAATACATATTTGGTACGACGTTTGCCTTCAGTTACCAAAAAGTATTTATCATGAAATTCTACGTCAGGATCATCATAAAGACCCAAAATAGAAAGAAATCGTGATAAATCGTAAATACATGCCTGAGACGGGATGCTATCAGCAATTGTCGCCTTGGCAATCAAGGTTTTTTCTGGTGTAATAGTCTTAAGCGTGTTCCCCGGCTCCATCAAGATAGACCTGTTGATAGTGGAGAAACTCTTAAGTATTGTCAGAGTTCGTTCAGAAAATTTCATTATATAGTCTCCAAAGTTTGTTTTATTTTGTATTTGTAAATCATATCACAAATTGATATGAGTGTCAAGATAAATTATCTCTCATCTTGAATGTTTGTTATGTTGGACATAAGCTCTAATGTTAGCACATATTGATTTTCATCCATGCCCATCATTGAAGATGTCAGCAAACTTTCAAGCAACCCTGCCATATACGAATTGCTTTGTTCCGCGTATCGTTTGTTTGCAGATTCTTGGATTTTGGAAATAACTGAGTTGATTTCGGCTCTACGTGCAGACATTTTAGCATTCCTTTGTTGCTATCTATGTCTGCACAATATCACCGTTTTCGTGGTTGTCAATCCTTTTTATAAGATTTTTTACTAGATGACTTATCAGCCGTTGCCGATACACCCAACGAACCAATAGCCGCCATGTTGCCCTTAAAGATATAAGAGCCAATGTGATTGATTTGCATCCATGGACACATCCACACTTGCATCCCAGCAGCACGTGCTTTGTGACAGAAGAAGTAGTCCTCACTTAGATAGCGCTTGGTCTTTGGATCGATAACACAATCAAAGTAAGCCATGATCTCGTTCGAACCATCAAAGTTCTCAGTACGGATATGATCAGGTTTATATGAATATTCTGGATATGCTTCTTTGTATTTCTCAAAGGTTTCTCTTGGAATGCACATGAAGCCTGTACCGCCTTCGCCAATCTCAAGAGGCTGAGAAAGATTAAAACTAGCAAGCTTATTAATTGGATTGAAAACATAATCCGCTGTGTATTGATCCAATGCAAATGGTGTGTCTTCTGCTTTACCAACTTCCACTGCCTTCTTGACTTTCTCCCATGCGATAGTCTTTTTGGGATAAGGACCTGTCACAATGTTGAACTTTGGATCAGATACTTGAATTGCAATCAAACCTAATACGTCACGAGGGTCAAATGCGATGTCCGAATCAATAAACACAAGATGTGTACAGCCAGAGCGCATAAACTCATCGACCACATAGTTTCTTGCTCTTTGGATCAAACTCTCATTGAACAAGTAGTAGAATCGCACATCAATACCGTTAGCGGCACACATCATAGCTAGATCAGTACATGATTTTGTATATGATCCACTACAGTTGCCGCCATACATTGGCGTACCAATAAAGATTTTGTGTTTTCGAAGTTCTTCGATTGATATTTCTAGTTTCATATTTCAGTTTGCTCCAAATCATGTTCTGCCCTAGTAATTGATTGAAGTCGGAGAATATCAGCCGCTACGTCATGCTTACTGTCATGGGCGTTAAAGTTGTAATTCCACTTCTCTATGTTCTTAACAGGAATAAACCCATTAGGATCAATGTCAAAGTTGAATTTTGCATCAATGAATGTACGAGTATCACGTACAGCATAATGTTTCAAGTGTTGGCTTAGCAAACTTTGTTTGCCAGCATCTTCTGCAATGCGATCCAAGATAATAGGATCGAACGTATTACCTCTCGACCACCAACATTCAATCTTATTAGAAGAACGTAGATAATCTACAAGCTTTTCTATAAACTGATCTGCTTTCAGATCATTGGCTGATGGCTTGAGGTTTTTTCTCAAATTTGGCGGTTGATTTAACCACCAATCAAGATCACTTTTCGTGTATGCACATCCATGATTTTCCATTTGATCTTTAATATCAAACTTAGCCTGTTCCATACCAAGAACCAATTCTTTAAAAGTATAAGGTTCCGTAGTAAATCTGCCCCATTCAAATGTAGTGTACGATACGTCAATGGCAGGTATTTTTCGTGAGTTTGTACCAATAGTCTCAAAATCAAATATAAAGTGGGTTGCCATTCATAGACTCCTCAAATGTTACAGTATCATTCATTATATCATGAATTTAGCTATCTTGCAAGCTAATTTTATTCTCAAGCAATGTGATTTCATCTTTGACCTTAAGTTTTTCTTTTTTGGCCTTCTTTGTGTGTTTCTCTGGGGCTTTCTCCCCTTCTAAAGCCTCAACTGTGCTGTGAATTTGTTTGTGGCGCTTCTTGAGTAGCTCTAGTCTGTGTTCATCATTTTCTTTAGTCATTTTAACCCTCCTACACAAAAAAACTGTCAATTGTATTAATCTTAACGGCAGACCATCCTACCGCCTCTAGTATCGCTTCGATAGGGCTTAGAAACACCTTTTCGAACTGTTTTTCGTAGTCTATGAATCCACCTAGCTCAAACTCTGGCGGTAAACGTTGGCCAGGGAATGAAACGATGTTCTCACGGATTG